CATTCAGTGCGTTGAGATCCAGCCCGAGGGTCTTTGCGGCGCCGATCGCCTTCTCAAAGAAGGCTGGCCGGGTTTCCTCGTTCTGCACCTCAGGGAGCGACATCAGGAACCGATCGCGTTCGGGGCCGCAAAGACCCTCGGGCTGGATCTCAACGCACTGAATGCGGCCACGGGACAGGAGTGGAAAGCACTCGCTGACGTGGCAAGCTGGAAGGAAAAGGCGGAAAAGTACGATGCCGCCCTATCCCGACAGATGCAGCGTGTACGCGAAGGCAAGAAGGCGACCACGGCGAAGCCCAATGCTGCCCAGCCTAGCAGCAGCGAGGGGCGAGGTTTCCGGGACGCCAAGCAGCGGGCCAAGGCAACGGGCAGTGTCGATGACGCAGCCGCAGCGCTCCGAGCCGCTGGGTTTTAACCCTTTGTAGTGGATCAAGGAAATGGCAGTACCGAGCAACACCATCCAGACCATGAGCCGCGTGGGCAACCGCGAGGATCTGTCTGACATCATCTACAACATCTCGCCCACCGAAACGCCGTTTGTCACGTCGATTGGTCGGGAGAGCGCCAGTGGAGTGTATCATGAATGGCAGACCGACGCCCTGGTGTCGGCGAACGCCAATAACTATGCGGTTCAGGGTGACGACCTGTCGAACGAGAACCGTCCCGCGACGACCCGACTGGGCGACTATACCCAGATCTTCACGAAGGTTGTCGGCACTTCGACCACGCAGCAGGCCGTCAAGGCTGCTGGCCGGTCGAACGAGCATTCTTTCCAGCTTGCGAAGGCTGGCAAGGAAATCAAGCGCGACATGGAGGCCCGTTACACTGGTAACTACGCCGCTGTGCCGCCGAACGCGACGACCGCCGGGCAGTCGGCGGGTGCGCTTGCGTTCATGAACGTCAACACCAGCCGCGGTGCGGGTGGTGTCAATCCTACGCTGTCGGGTGGCGCACAGGGCTATCCGAATGCGGCGGCGACCAACGGAACGCAGCGCGCGTTCACGGAAGCGCTGCTGAAGTCGGCGATTGCTTCGGCATGGAATGCTGGCGGTGATCCGTCGATTGCGCTGATGTCGCTGAACCAGAAGCAGATTGCAGCGACGTTCTCGGGCCTTGCTCAGCAGCGCCGTGAGACGGGCGACAAGCGCCTGACGATCGTTGCCGGCGCCGATGTGTACGTGTCGGACGTGGGCGAGATCCAGTTCGTTCCGGATCGCTTCTGTTCGAACCGTGACGTGCTGATTTACGATCCCGAGTATTTCGCTATCGCGACGCTGGACCCGATGCAGAAGCGCAAGCTGGCTGTGACCGGTCTGGCCGATCGTGACGCGATGTACACGGAGCAGACGTTGGTCTGTCGAAATCAGGGTGCGCACGCTGTGATCGCCGATCTGACCTGAACCCTCTAAGGCCCGCTCCGCGTTGATGGGGCGGGCCAATTTAGGAGACGTGAAATGGGACGACCCCGTAAGAACACCAGCGAAGACAACACGGCGCTGGAGACGGATTCGCAAGGCAAGGATCTGCCCGAGACGAAGCAGTCGGGCGATGAAGCGCCGGGCGTGAAGGATCTGCCGCCTGCAAACCCACTGGGTGAGCCGGTCAAGCCGGTCGAGGAATACGCCAACATCTCGGAGGCCGGCAAGCAGGCAGCGGCGCTTGGTATCGAGACGGAGGAAACCGCTGGTATCGGCGACTATGTCGCTGGTGAAACGGTGGTTGAGCATCCGCTGTCGCCGACCGACAACAACCCAAACCCGCATGGCCAGCGCTCCAATCCGGATGCAGATCTGGTCGTGGAGACGGACGACCAGGGGCGCGCTGAGCGCAAGCAGCGTGATGAATCAGATATGGTCGAGGTGACTGGCGCCGACGATCTGAACGACGCGGTGCATATCGGTGACGGGCGCACGCTTGGCCGTGGCGAGAAGATGAAGGTCCCGAAGGATGTCGCCAAGATCCTTCGCCAGAACAATCAGGTGAAGTGACGATGGGGGACGAAATCCTTTTTGACCATGACCCGTACACGGGCATGAAAACATGGTTTTCGTCCTCCGACGAGGATGGGGGTACGTGGAGCTTCCGACGGGAGCAAGACGTTACCCCCATCCTTGACCGCAACAAGGAAGCGCAGGCGGAATCTTGGGATAAACGTTCTGAGATGTGGCACGCCGCACATGTGCCTACGATCGTGATGTACGAGTGGGCGACCAAGTTCGGGGTTGAAATGTGGAATCCCGAGCATAAAGATGGCGTAAAGCGGTTGCTAAATCACCCTGATTACCGCTACTTACGGGTGCGCAATTTCATTATGTGAGGGGCCGCGTAATGGCGACGGGGATTGGCATATTTACCAAGCTTCTGCCGTTTCTGACGGATGGCCAGCAGGTACCCCCGCAGGTTGATGCGCGAGGGCGTCTTATAGTTTCTTCCGGCGACAACAACGCTGCAGGCGTCTTGACGGTCACTACGGTCGACCTCGACACCAATGCGGGTATTGTTCCGACGTGGAAGTCGCACACGTTTAATTATGACGGCGCTGGTAACCTCATTGGCGATGTGGTGACGGATGGTGTTAATACGTGGACGCGCACGTATACCTACGTCAATGGCGTCCAGAAAACCGATAGCGGATGGGTGAAGTCCTGATGCCTATTGCAGACACCTCCATTCAGCCGTTTCGCCGCGAGCTGACGGTGGCACCGGTGATTATTCCGGTGGGGCTGTTGCCGCAGGCGACGGTGGTGCCGTCGATGGCCGGTAAAGGCGTGACGACGTTCCTGATGAACAACCCTAACCCGTTCTGGGTGTGGTATGCTGGCTGGACAGGCGATGCGTCGGGAATGCCGGCGGATCTGCGCCAAAACGGCCACTATATCGCCCCTGGCGCGACATACATCGGTCGCACGCAGATGCCGAATTACATTGCCGCGCAGGCTGACAGTGAGCCAAACTTTCCCATCACCGATGCGCAGGGAGCGTGGATGTTTACCGGGCAGCGCACGCGGCTGGTGATGATCTACGGTTCGGGATCCTGACATGGGCACGAAGGTTCCGGGGTATAATCTGGGCGGTAAGGCGGGGCCAAAGGGGGACAAGGGCGACATCGGCCCCGCGTCTACGGTTCCGGGGCCGAAGGGCGACAAGGGAGATACGGGTGCGGCTTCTACTGTCGCTGGCCCTAAAGGCGACAAGGGGGACAAGGGCGACCCCGGTTCGAACGCCACTGCAACGCCGCTGGCTTCGAACGCGCCACAGCCGTTGGGAGCGTCCGCGCTCATTGGGTCGTCATCGGCTGCGGCGCGCGAGGATCACGTCCACCCGCTGCCTGCGGGGCGTTCAGTTCTGGTGGGTACGTATAGCGTTGGTGAAACGGGTCTAATTACTCTTGCGCTTGCCGTGCGGAGGTACACGCTCACTATCCCTGGGCTGGTTGTGACTGACAGGGTTTTTGCAACGCTTAACGGCATCCCACAGAACGGTTCGTTGCAAGACGTGTACGTCAGTGCGGCAAATACGCTCAGCGTAGGCGCGCTAGTGCCAACACTCGGTGTTGCTGCTACTATTGCGGTGCCCATTGCTGTATACAAGGTTGTGTAATGTCCATCGCGATCCCAACCTACGCCCCCGGCTCCATCAACAGCTACTCGGACTTGGTTGCCGAGATTCGCGACATGATGGACGATGCGGATTACTCGCAGGTTGCGATTGACCGGGCGCTGCGGAAGGCTGAGGCTGAGTTCAACCGCACGCTGCGCACGCCTGAGATGGAAGCGCGTGCTGTGCTGACCATCACGCAGGAGATCACGCAGGCACCCGACGACTTCCTGCAATTGCGCTACATCTTTTCCGAGGGGCTGCCTGACGCGCCGTTAAAGAGCATGTCGCCCGCAGCCATGCTGGCGACTTACGCGGGGCGCGCGGGTATTCCCGAGGCGTATGCGATCGAGGCTGGCGGCATCCGCATTGGGCCGGTCGGCAATGCAGCGGTCGAGATCGTCTATTACCAGAAGATCCCGCCGCTGTCGGACGCGCTGGTGTCAAACTGGCTGCTCCAGACGCACCCCGACTTGTATGTGTCGGGTGTATTATACCATCTGGCGCGTCGTGAGCGAGACGACAAGGGGCAGGCGCAAGCGGCACAGGAAGTGCAAGCGCTTACCGAGAACATCAACCGCGCCGCACAGGATAACCGCTGGGGTGCTGCGCCATTGATTGCGACGGGGATTCGTCAGGTGTCGTCGCGGGTGAGGATTTGATCCCGGCATGAAAGCTCGCGTCACCTTTCCTCCATACCTACCCGACCAGCTTCCACGGGAGAACGTGCTGACGGCTGCTGTCAACGTGCTTCCGGCTGCCAACGGCTATCGTCCGGTGCGCTCGGTGGCTTCGATTAGCGACCCGCTGTCGGCATCGTTCAAGGGTGGCGCTGCGTTTGTGTCGACCGGCGGCACAGCATTTCTGATTGCGGGGACTGCCAACGGGCTGGAGCGTTACGCAGCCGGAACGTGGACCACACTGCTGACGGCCATGTCCGTCACGGAACGCTGGCGCTTCACGCAGTTCGGTGACTTCGTGATTGCCGTGAACGGTACGGACACGAAACAGGTCGACCTGAACGCTGGTACGGCATCCGACCTGACCGATGCGCCATCGGGTAACGGCGTGGCGGTCGTCGGTGACTTCGTGGTCATCACGCAGTCGGGGGGCAATCGGCTGCTGGTGTCGTGGTCGGCGTTCAACGACCATACGAAATGGACTGCTGGCGTCGACCAGTCCGGTTTTCAGCCGATGCTGACCGGCGGCGAGGTGAAGGGCATCGCTGGCGGCGAATATGGGGTGATCCTCCAGCGCTTCAGGCTGGTGCGTATGGAGCGGACGGGCGACGCGAAAGCGCCGTTCAACTTTGCCGAGATCACGCCCAATTTCGGGTGCGCGTCGTCCGGGTCGATTGCGCAGGCTGGCCGCACCATCTTTTTCCTGTCCGACCGCGGCTTCATGGCGCTGGAGGATGGTCAGTCGCTGCGGCCGATCGGCAACGAGAAGTTTGACCAGACTTTCCGTGATACGGTGTCGCAGGATGATTACGAGCGCATCTGGTCGGCAGTCGACCCCAAGCGCTCTATCGTCATGTGGGGCATTCCTGGCTCGTCGGGACGGATCTGGGTCTATAATTGGGTGCTGGACCGGGCGTCGACTATCGAGGTGCCTTTCTCGGGGCTATTCACCGGCTACGAGGCCAGCCAGACGCTGGAACAGGTAGCGACGGCGTATCCTGACTTGGACGCTATGCCCTATTCGCTGGACGATCCGCGTTTCCAAGGTGGCGATCCGCGGTTGTATATCGTGACGCCTGACAACCGGGTCGGGGCTTTTTCGGGCCCGAACCTGCAAGCGACGCTAACACAGGGGTGGTGGGCGCCCGCAGAACCAAACGTGGCGCGAATTCAGGCGCTATGGCCTATTTCTGATGCCACCATGGGGATTACCGTTGCTGTTGACGCTCGCCAGCAGATGGGCGGGCCGCTGGGTGTGCGTACCGAAAGCGATATGCAGGCCAGTGGCCGCGTGCCGATCCGCAACCGCGGCAAGTATCTGGCTATCTCCGTGACACACGCGGCGGGGTCAGCCTGGTCATTTTCGACGGGGTTTGAGCTGGACTATGACGCGGGAGGGTTGCGGTGAGTCTCCTTCCCGTCCCCGTAGATGCCCGCATTTCCGATTGGCCCCGCCGTGTGGCGAATGCCATCAATGGGCTGATTGACATGATGCGGACCCGCGGCGCGTATCCCTTTGAGCCGCTAGATGCAGATCCTGCTGACGCAGAGCCGGGCCGCGTATATTACAACACCTCGACCAACAAGGCCCGTATCTATAACGGCACGTCATGGGCGGACCTGACGTGAAAACCTATCAGGACTTCCGGCCGGAGTTCGAGGTGATGCTCGATCCTGCCAAGTGGCCGATCAAGTGGCTCGATGAGCAGATAGCGCTGGGAACGGCAGTTGCCTTTTGCGCTGAAGATGCCTGCATCATTGCCTCGCTGCGCCAATATCCCGGCGGCGCGATCGAAGTGCATGGGCTATGTGCTTGCGGCGACTTGTCTGCTATAAAGACGCTGATTGTTCAGGCTGAGGAATGGGCCATGGAAAACGGCGCTACTATTGCCACCATTGCCAGCCGCCGAGGTTGGGTTCGTGCGCTGTCGTCTGAGGGCTATGCTGAGACGCAGGTGATGATCGAAAAGGGGTTGAGCCATGGGGCTTAGTGGCGGTAAGACGACTAGCACGACTAAACCCGTCTACTCATCGCAGATAGAAGGCGCGGCGAACAACGTAAACAATGCCTATTCCGCGCAGGCGGGCAAGATCACGGGCGTCACGGATCAGCTTTCTACGTTGGTTCCGGGGCTGGTTCAGCAATATCAGAACGGCGGTGATGCGAACACGCAAGCGGCCACCGCCTACAATACCGACGTGCTTGGTGGGAAATACCTCGACGCGGGCAACCCCTACCTTGAACAGCAGGTGGCGACGACCAACGCTAACACGCGCAACGGGCTGGCGGCGTCGCTCGGTACGCGCGGCCTAACGGGCGGGTCCGCGTTCGCGGATATCATCACACGCGGCTTGGCAGAGAATGAATCGGGGCTGCGGTACACCGACTACAACAACGAACGCAGCCGCATGGGGCAGGCTGCGGCATTGGCTCCGGGCCTATCTGCTTCCAGCCAGCTTCCTATTCAGTCGCTTCTGGAGATTGCGCAGGCGCAGCAGATGCCGATTCAGGCGGCGGCGGGGGCGGGTAGTGCGGTCGGCGGGCTGCTGGGGCAATATGGCACGACGACGCAGAAGTCTTCGCCCTCGCTGGGCTCCATCATTGCCCAGCTGGCCGGTAATGCCGCATCGACCTACGCAAGCGGGGGGTTCAAGTAATGCTGATGCCGGGCAATCGTAAGCGCGGGATCTTCGGGGCACCCGTTGGCTTGGGGACGCCTATCATCCCCGACCCCACCGAAATGACGCCGGAAGGCGTGCCGCAGTTCGCCAAGCCCAACACGCTCCAGACGATCGCTGGCGTGATCGGGGACACGTTGTCGACTATCGGGGGCGGGCAAGCGACGTTCCTGCCCGGTTTGGCGATGCAGCGCCAGATGCAGGTTCAGGGACAGCAGGCAGCGGCAAAGCGGGAAGCGGAGTTCGGCGACTTCCAGCGGCGCTATGATTACGAGCGCCAGAACCCCAAGGATACCGCGGGCACGGCGCTGCGCCAG